AGCCTTAACTCCTGTTATCTCTACTGTTGCCATACTGCTTAACTCCTTGTATTTATTGCGTGATTTGAACTATCGAACGCTAGCGGATGCCGCCGGATTCGTCAAGAAAAATCTTTTTCGACATGGTAAAACAACTTTTATTTCTTTTGTGACATTTTTGCAACAAACAGTTGGAACTGAACAGTTAAACATCTTTGGCCTGTTGAACCCTATAGTGGATGGACAGAGTTTAAAGGGGCAAAACAGGGGGATTTGATACTCTTTACAGGGGAAAGGAGGACAAACAGAATTTTACATAACCATCGGGGCCAAACCAGAACCAGTTCAGGTTCAGTGTCGGTACAGACACACCGAAGCATCATCGTGTAGGTGCAGAGTATTGACACTAATACACTGTAAACAGAGGCATACTGTGCCTGTTTGACACTGTTAGTTGCATAAAGGTCACAGTTAGAGGGAGAACAGACAGGAAACAGACAGGGTACAGACAGGGAACAGAGAGAACATGGCTGGCGCGTCGGCTCAGATCATCTTCACAAACACAAGGTTTCACGTGAAACAAAATAAGTTATTGTACTAATTAGATAAAACAGTATTATGTATTCAGGCAATGCAACTGGTGTATTGCTGACATAAGAGAAAGGAGCCAATTATGGCTGAACAAGAAAAGTTGAAGTGGACTGACGTAGACACAAGGAAATTTCCGAAAGATTTAGCGGAAACCCTTAAATTGTACGGAAAGGCTGACGTTGAATTGAAGACAAGAATAACGGAAGCTTTGATTGCCAATCCCAAACAGCCTGATCTAAAAGATGGATATGGTTACAAGTATTCATTGAGGATTGATCAGGACACAGCCACCGTGATAATAGGCTACGCGGAAGCAAAGCTCAAAGCCGGATCTTCCGGTCCAGCTTTCGATCCGTTTGGGGCTGACGACACAGAATAGTCCACCAAAACCAACTTGGCTCCCCGGAAACGGGGAGTCCCTTTCTCTCCTGAAACGCAGGACCAACCTCGCGTCGGCTCGCAAGCGAGAACCCATACACAAGGTTTCACGTGAAACAAAATAAGTTATTGTACTAATTAGATAAATCACTATTATGTGACTTGGCACTTATGCCATAACTAAGAGAAAGGAGGCCACTCATGGCCGAAGAAAAAAAACTAAAGTGGACAGATGTAGACACAAGGAAATTTCCGAAAGACTTAGCGGAAACCCTTAAATTGTACGGCAAAGCCGACATAGAGTTAAAGACAAGAATATCCGAAGCTCTAGTCGCCAACCCAAAACAACCCGATTTGAAAGAAGGATACGGTTACAAGTATTCACTACGGGTTGATCAGGAAACGGCAACCGTAATAATAGGTTACGCCGAAGCGAAACTTAAAGCCGGTTCTTCCGGTCCCGCTTTCGACCCATTTGGGTCCGACGAGGAATAGTCCACTCTAGCCTACCGGGACCGTTCAGAAAGGGAGCGGTCCCGCCCTTTCTCTTCCTTTCTGAAGCGCAGAACCAATCTCGCGTCGGCTCGCAAGCGAGAACCAAGAACATCAAAAGAAAAGAAAAGAATGTACAGAACAAAGTAATGTGGTACAAACGACTTGGCACTAACGCCATAACTAATCGAAAAGGAGCAAATAAATGGCTGTAAACTTATACGGTAAAAGACGTGACATAGCCAAGCCATATGCAATCTATAAAGACGCAAGTGGCACAATGGAAACACGGGTATTAAAGACGTACCAAATACCCGAAAATGAACGTAAACGGGTAACTAAAGACGGACAGAACGTAGCACGGTGGCACGTAGCCACTAAGTCACCATTCACGCACGGTAGTTGGGAGTACGGTGATAGCTACATAGACAGTGTAATCAAGGGTATGAGTCTAGTCTACGGTGACGAATGCTTTACTGAAGATTACGCAAGAGATCACGGTGAGCAAGGCCGCGCAGTAACGGCTTATCATAAACGTGATAAAGCAAAAGGGTTACCCGACTAACACACCGTTTCCCGTAAACTCAGCCCCACCTAGAACGGTGGGGTTTTTTTTGACCACAGTATCGACAACGTGTCGGCTGGCAAGCAGCGTATATGGGAAGGGGGGGGAAGAAAAACACCCACCATCTTATATATAGTAATAGGCACCTCTCTTAATTTTAAAAAAATGGAATTTTACACTTCTTTATTTTTATATATATCGTCAATGTCTTGTTCTACCATTTCTGAAATAAGGTTTTCAAAAGTATACTCTCTTTTCCACCCAAGCTTCTTTTCTGCCTTTGTTGGATCTCCACAGAGAATATCCACTTCGGCTGGGCGGTAAAAGTCGGGATTAACTTTTACAATAAGATTCCCTTTGCTGTCGTACCCCTCTTCTTTTTCTTTTGTACCTCCCCACAGAACGTGTTCTCCTATATGTTCAAACGCTGTTTCTACAAGTTCACGGATTGAATGTGTTTTTCCTGTAGAAAGAATGTAGTCGTCAGATTCATTTTGCTGCATCATTTGCCACATACCTTTAACGTAGTCCTTTGCGTGACCCCAATCCCGTTTAGCATCCATGTTTCCAAGTTCAATCGGATCTTTTCTGTCACGTGCGTACATTTGTGCAACAGCTTTGGTTATCTTACGTGTAACAAAGTTCTCTCCCCGTAACGGACTTTCGTGGTTAAAAAGGATACCGTTGCATCCGAACATTCCGTAAGCTTCCCGGTAGTTACGGACTGCCCAATAAGCGTACAATTTGGAAACACCATACGGACTACGGGGATAAAATGGAGTTGTTTCTTTTTGTGGTGTTTCGTACACTTTTCCAAACAGTTCGCTTGTACTGGCCTGATAAATCTTTGTGTCCAGATCAAGATTAAGGGTACGAATTGAATCAAGAAGACGCATGATTCCAAGAGCGTTGATATCTCCGGTACTTACAGGGGTATCAAAGGAAATCTTGACATCCGACTGTGCGCCGAGATTGTAGATTTCATGGGGTTTTACGTCCCTTAAAACGGAAAGAATACTGTTGATATCCGTCAAATCACCGTAAAAAGGAATAAAATTCTCATGGTCTATGAAATGACTGATGTTGTTTCGGTTGTGTGTGCTGCTTCTTCGTACCAAACCGTAAACTTTATATTGGTTTTTTAAAAGCAACTTCGCAAGATAAGCTCCGTCCTGTCCGGTTACTCCCGTAATCAAAGCTGTTTTCTGCATTGTAAAGTAATTTATAAAGAAAAATAAAAAGAAAGTCAAATACCTTTTTCGGCATGGTGAAACAAAGGTTGCTAAATCTGAATCTTACTGATACAATAAGGTCCATACAGAAGAAGTTATGTATTTAAATCTTTTTAATTTTTTTATTTTGTTATATTAGTTACTACCTGTTACAATCTGTAACATATGATACATACATCAGATCCCAAACCACACATAATTTACGGAAAACTTAAAACAGAAGAGTTACATTCCCTTATTCGTGTTACGTCAAAAGGTCGGGAAAAAAATTCGGCTGGGCAGGATCTTGTGGAAATGAGGCGTGAAGCAGATCGAAGAAAGTCGGTACGGCTTGCACGTATTCAAAGAAAGAATTATAATAAAGATGAAATGCTGGAACGTGCGGAAAAAGCTCCCAACTTCAAGCCGGGTAATTTCATAGCAGGTATGTCTCCGAAACAGGAGAAGTTCTGTATGGAGTACATTGCTACGGGTGACAGTCTTACGGCTTACAAAGCGGCAGGATATGCCCCCGGAAGAAATCATTCCGATACCCGTCGCCGTGCCAGCACCCTTCTTAAAAAACCAAAGATAGAACAGCGCATAACAGACCTACGTGAAGTTGCGCTGGACCGCATGGCGTGGAGTGCGGATCACGTGCTTCAGCGTTTGGACGAAGTTTACCAACACGCTTTGTCAAACGGAGATTATACGAATGCCAACCGTTCTGTTGAAAATGTGGCAAAACATCTTGGTATGTTTGTGGACAGGTCCGAACAGCGTATCAAAATGGGTGCGCTTGGCGACAGTGACGAAAAGGAAGATGTTCAAAAGGACATACAACGTCTTGCACAGATGGCAGGACT